CTGCATTGATGTTCCCGCCAACGGCCAGATCGCCGGTTGTGCTGACCAGGGGTGATTCGATCTCCACGCTGACGCTGGACTTGACCTTGATATGGCCGTCGCGCTTGAGCCAGATGTAGTCATGGTCCTGGTTGTAGATGGCAACCTCGCCATCCTGTGTCAGGGTGAACCTGTGGGCGCTGTGCTCGGTGGCCACGATCACGCTGGCACTGGTGCGACCGCCAAGCGGCAGGGCAATCACGGTGGTGCCCGCAGGCGGCGCACTGGTGAACCCGAACTGCTGCAACAGTTCCAGGCCAGGCAGTGGTTCACCGGCCAGGCCGTCGATGTTGGCCAGCTGGATAGGCTTGGTTGTATCGATCTGACCCAGCACCCCACGGAATGCTGAGCGCACGCCAGCCTTGGCTCGCTCGATCATTGCGCGAATCTGGGCCGGGCTCATGAAGACCCCCCTGGTGTCAGATCGATGATGCGACCAGGTTGGTCGGCCTTCTTTTGAGGCTTGCCCCTGCGGCGCAGGCTCTTCGGATGAGCATCCAAAACCCAGGCACCGTCTTCTCGCAACGACAAGGTTGTCATCTGTGGCAGACCAGAGAAGCGGCGCGCCATGATGAAGAACACACCGTCGATACCCAGGTCTTCAATCAAGGCGCGGACGCGCTGGCCAGGTGCCCACAACACGCCGTTGGACGCACGGTGGCCACGCACTACCAGGCTCAGGCTGTAGCCACGCACGCGGGCATCGCTGATGACCTTGCGTGCGCGCGCTGCGGCGATCGTTGTACTGGTGGCTTCGTGGTCAATGACCAGACGAGGGCGGTACACGCTCACGCCTGTGTCCTTGACCGTGGCCTTGATATCGTTGCGCCCCGATCGGGCGCTGGTGGCATGAGCCTGACCCAACACAGTGACCTCGCTGAACCGCTCATGCAGGCTGTCGGTTTCAGAAGCCTCAACCACGTTGTTGCCTTGCCCGTCACGACGCATGATCAACGTGTCTACTGCAGGCGTGCTGTAGTCGGGGCCGCCGACCACCAGCGTGCCATTGGGCTCAAACCAGGGCCACAGTCCATTTGCCTCGGCGGCGCGCTGCAATGCGCCCCATCCGGTCTCGCCTGGTTCGATGGCCACACGGTCTCGGCCCAGCTTGTTGTCGGCATCAATGCGGACCTTTGTGACGCCCAATGGGCGCACGATCTTGGCAACGACCTGGTCGAGCGTCAGCTCTTGCGCGGCGAAGATGGGCGCGCTGCAGTCCAGCAACTGCGCTGCCCCATCGCGGCCACGAACATCCAGGCCCTGCATGCCCTTGCGCACGGTGTGGCTACGCGTGTCAACCTGACCCGTCATCACCAGCTCGCCACCCACGCGGATCTGCGCAGCCACGCCGCGCCGAACCTCAATGGGAACCTGCAGCTCGGCCTGGTCGAGTGACACAGACCACTCGTCTGCTGGCGTCAACAGGTCCGAGTCGATCTCGTACCGCGACCAGTTGCTGTGGGCCCGGTTGCCAATGATGATCTCGACTTGATCAGCGGGCATAGGCCAGCATCTCCTCTCCGGCTTCCACCAGCACCTGGCGGCCCCAACGGTTCAGGCGCACCAGCTCGGGCGCGCGGGATGCATCGCCATACAGTGCGTGAGCGATAAGGCGTGCGGTGCCACCAACGGGGGCGGCGCGCTTGACCAGTGGCGGGCGCAGTTCCAGGGCCGATCGGGCGGCCTCTTGCAGCTCATACGCCGCGTTGGCCAGCACGCTGGCTACCTGCGCACCACGCTGTGTATCCAGCGCACTGCGGGCCGTTGTGATGGCTGCTTGCAGGGCGCTTCGGCCAGCCGAGGCGAGCCGCTCCACGTCTGCACGGTCCAGCTCGAGCAGCTCAACCTCACCGGCCAGGATCATTGCCGCGCTCGTAGCGATGGTCGTGGCATTGAGCACACGGCCATGTGCGGTCAGTGCTGCGCTCACCGCGATGTCCTGCGGCTCGCTGCTCACGGGAACCACCGCTACCGAACTGCCCTGGGACTGGACCAGCCGATTGAAGTCTGTCAGCGCGGCTGATGCCGAGGCGGTCTCGACCAGGCCGCTGAACTGAGCATTGAGACCACCAAGCGGTAAACCGGCCAGGGCACCATCAACGATAGCTTCCAGGTCGCCCAGTGCAGCACGCGGGTAGATCAGCGGGTCCAGGTCAGCCATGAGCACACGCACGCTGGTCGTGTCCAGCAGCCGACGCATCTGTGTCTTGATCGACGTGAACGCCGCATTGATCTCGGTCACGCGGGGCAACGCGCCACCCGCGATGCCCGTCACCAGGTCAACCACAGACTCTGTGCTGTGGGCACGTGCCTTGGCGCCAAGGTCTGCGATCTTGTCAACGCCCAACGCTGCAGCTTTGTCAGCAAAGATGGGCGCGCTGATACGGTGGCGCATGAAGCGGATAGACAGCGCACATGCGTCTACCAGGTCAGCCTCATGGTCGATTGCCCATTGCATCGGCATGACCGTGATCGCCCCGAAGATCGGGTGCACCAGCTCGCCGGGCCCCTTTTTGGAAAGGGCCTTGATGAGCACATTCAAGGCCAGTTCATACGTTGGGCCGCGAAGGATGGCGCGCACGTCGATGCTGTCGGGCGCGTTACCCATGTCCTCGAGTTCCGCGCCATCCGTGTAGGGGCGCTGGTGCACGGCCACCGTCTTGGAGCCTTGATCCGAGGTGTTCGTTACCTCAAAACTGGCGCCCTCATACGAAGCGTCCTGCAGAGTCTGGGACCAGCTCATTGACGCCTCCCGGCGTGGTCTTGCCGCTTGGTGACCGATGCTTCGATCTGGCGACCATCGAGATGAACGTTGACCTCAATTGGCCGCTCAGAGGCGGCTTGCATGATGGCTGCGGCAAATCCTGTATCGCCAGACATTGCGCTTGCCATCGAGTTCTCTGACATTGCGCCAAAGGTGTCGAGATTGTTTGATACGACGTTTGTGGCAGATAGGGACGCTGCTGCACCAACACCAACCAGCGCTGTAAAGGGGAGTCCGAGGGTTGTCGCGGTGGCTGCAGTGGTCCCGGCTGCAAAGCTCCCAGCAGCAGCCCGACCTAGACCGCCAGTGAGCAGCCCCACAATGCCAGATCCGGCCGCAGCGGCGGCTAAACCTTTGACAGCTACTGTCGCCCCTTCAACGGCCTGAGAAAACCCTGGATACTTTCGGTACAGGTCTGTCTGTGCCTCTGCCAGCTTTGCGACAGCGTCATTTGCCGTCGACATGGCATCAGTCTGTGCCTTTTGGGCTTCAAAGTTGCGCTGGTCAAATTTGTACCCGGCGCCCTCCGTGATCAGCGCAGCAGCATCGTCAATGGTGCCTTTGGAGTTGTCTATCTTGTCTTTGATCTCAGAGACCTTGCTCTTCTGATCAATGAGCGCCACGAGAGCCAACAGGGCTTGACGATCCTGAATAACCTTACCGATGGCTGAGCCTTGCAGCAGATCGACCTGTGATTCGAGGATTGCCTTCTTGCCGTCGCCTGTTGCTGCATTTGCTGCGGCCTTGGCTTTTACGAAGCGTGGATCGCTGGAGACAACCTTTTCAACAAGTGCAACGAACGCCTCCAGTGAACTCATGCCCTTTGCTTGAGCTGCCGTCAGCGTGCCAGTCAGATCAATGCCCTGGCGCCTAAAGTCTTCTTTTGTATCGCTGCTATTTATTTTTCCAAGCAAGTTGACCAGATTGTTGCCAGCCTCATCCCGCGAGCCGGCTGTCATGATTGATGCTTGGTTGGCTGCCAGTATCTCCGTCAGGCCCGTTTGCCCTTTCATACCAAGTTTGCCGGCCAAAGCCATTTGATTTGGAAGCCACCGGCTCATATCAGTTAACTCAAAGCCACCGGCATTGCCAGCAGCCATGGACCGATCGAGTACTTCACCCAATCCATCAGGTGTACTGATGCCCATGTTCTGCTTGGCGCGGATCATGATATTGGCGAGATCAGATGCGGAAGCACCTGACCCAGTTGCACCACGCATGATGGTTGGGAGAAGCTTCGATGCTTGCTCTGCGTCTGCGAAAGCACCGCTGCCAACGAGATTGTTCAAGGCTGACATTGCATCGTCACGGCTACCCCCGCCAAAGCGCACAGCATCCGTAATCGCCGAGTCAAGCTTGCCAATACCTGCCCTTCGTTCAGCAAGAGGCTTACCTGCATAGGCCGTGTTAGACAGGCGACGCAACTGCGTGTCGTAGTCAGCAGCCTGCCGCAATGGCTCAGCAACAACGTGGCTGAACGCCATGGTGCCAGCCACGCCCTTGGCCATGCCCTGCATGATGCCGCGCAGCCGCCCACCGGCTTGTTCCAGCTTGCTCACCTCCCGATTGGCGCGCGAGGCTTCGTCGCCGATCTTGCGCATCTCGGTCGCCACCTGGCGAGTGGCGGTCGCGGCCTTGTCAAACTTGGCCAAGTTCTGGCCTATCGTGCCCGATGCCTTTGCG